CGACGTTGCCGGTGGACACGTTCATTCGCCGTGACGGCAACCGGCTTCCTTTCCGTCCCCGGCCTGCCTGGGTGTACGAACCCGAGGGCCCCGGCTCAAGCCGCATTGAGTATTACAAGCAGATCGTGGTCTCGATGCTGCTGTCCCATGGCGCGGTCGTGCAGATCCTTCGCAACGGTGCGGGCGAGATTGTGGCGCTCCAGCCGCTTGACCCGACCCGCGTGGACATTCGCCGAAACCCGGGAACGCGGCTGCGCGAATTCGTGATCGACGGCGGCCAGGCAATCCTGCCCGGCGAGGACGTTCTCTACATTCCCGAGATGCGCCGGCCCGGCTCACTCAAGGGCGTCAGCCGCGTGGACGAGCTAAAGCAGACCCTCGGGCTCGCCAAGGCTCTGGACGAGTTCGCCTCCCGCTACTTCTCCAACGGCGCCAACACCTCCGGCATCATCGAGTTCCCGGGCAATCTGACGCAGGAGCAAGCCAAGGATCTGGTCGATTCGTTTGAGGCCGGGCACAAGGGTCTCAAGAAGGCTCACCGTCCCGGCGTGCTGTCTGGTGGGGCAAAGTTCACGAAGACTGGCTCGGATGGCGAGCAGGCTCAGATGTTGCAGAGCCGCCAGTTCGCGGTCGAGGAAGTGGCGCGGGTGTTCCGCGTGCCGCCGTCCATGATCGGACTGAACACCCCCGGCGCCATGTCCTACGCATCGGTCGAGCACAACGCGATCCAGTTCACCCGCTACTCACTTACCCCGCTCATCGCCGCCATCGAGGAAGCCCACAACCGGCTACTGCCGGGCGATGCTTTCCTGCGTGTCAACATGGACGGGCTGCTTCGCGGAGACTCCGCAACCCAAGCCCAGGTATTTTCAACAGGACTCCAAGCAGGTTACCTGTCAGTCAATGATGTGCGTGGCCTTATGGATCTCCGTCCGGTAGAGAATGGGGATACGCCACGGGTTCCTCTTGCCAACATTGACATTCAAGACTCTGGCGTTGTCGCGGAGGACCGCAAGGTACTTATGGCGCAGCGGCTTATCACGGCTGGCTTCGATCCGGCCGAAACCATGCAGGCGATGGGCCTGCCGAGCATTACGCACACGGGCCTGCCTTCGGTCATGTTGCAGGGCATTTCGCAGATCGCGCCGGACGATCCCCAGTCTGCCTACCCGGCAAGTGAGGACTGACATGAGCAAGATGGAAACTCGCACGTTCACGGTTGACGACCTTGAGGTCCGCGAAGCCCCCGAAGGTATGAGCTTTGAGGGATACGCGGCGGTTTTCAATTCACCTTCCGAGCCCTTGCCATTCCGCGAAACCATCGCACCAGGCGCGTTTTCGCGGTCGCTCAAGTCCCGCAACAATGTCTTCCTGCTCGTCAACCATGACCCGGCCCGCCCGCTGGCCTCTACTCGGTCAAAGACGATGACGCTTGAGGAAGACAGACGGGGCCTACTTGTCAAGGCCACGCTGCCTGACACCAGCGATGGCCGAGACCTGGCGGTGCTGCTAGGCGGCGGCGGCAACCCTCGCGTGATTGACTCCATGAGTTTCGGCTTCTCCGTGCCGCGCGGCGGAGACAGTTGGAGCGAGGACGGCAGCCAGCGCACCTTGCAGCAGGTCCGGTTGCATGAAACGAGCATCGTAACTTTTCCGGCCTACACCAGCACGACTGCCGCGGTGCGCTCGCTGGACATGCTGGCGGAAAAGACCGGCGAGGACGCTGACGCGCTGAACGGCGCGCTTGAGGCCCTTGAGCGTGGGGCGACGTTGACACTCGACCAGGCCGGGCTGCTGTCCGCGGTGGTGGCGAAGTTGTCGCCGGAGCCGCAGGCCGAGCCCGAGGTCGAGCCGGTCGCCCACGACCCCAGCGAGATCAACCTGCTCAAGACCAAGCTTGACCTGGCCTTCAAGGCCTAAGACTTCCTAGCCGCGAGAGCCGCGGCTAGGTCCCCGCTCTGAGGAGCCTCGGCGGGATCGCAAATGAAACCTCCTGCGCATTCCAAACCGAGACCCCAGAAAGGGGTGAACTACGTTGTCCGAGTACCTGAAGAAGCTCGTGGAGGACCGCCAGTCGGCCTACCACGCAGCCAAGGCAAAGATGGACGAGGCCGCCGCCGAGAGCCGCGACCTGTCCGCCGAGGAGCGCGAGTTCGTCGACCGCACGTTTGCGGAGCTCGACGAGAAGCGCGCCACCATTGACACGCTGCTTGAGGCTGAGAAGCGTGAGCGCGAGATCGCCGAGTCCATGCGTGGTCTCGAGGACGTCGTCCGCCCGGTTGAGGCCCGCACCGCGCCAGCCGAGACCGACGCCGACATCCTCCGTTCGCTGCTCGCTGGCGAGCGCCGCGCGCACTCGTTCAAGTTTGAGAAGCGCGACCTTGCCAAGTCGACGTCCAACGCCCCGGTGCCCACGTCGTTCTCCGACGTTGTCATCGACCAGGCCCGCCTCGTCGGCCCCATGCTCGACCCCAGCGTCGTCACCATCCTGAATACCGCTTCGGGTGAGGATCTGGTTCTTCCGTCGCTGGCAACGTGGTCTACCGCTGGCTACGAGGCTGAGGCCGACACCATCAACGAGTCCGACCCGGGCTTCGGCAAGACCACGCTCAAGGCCTACAAGTACGCCTTCATCGTGCAGGTCTCGCAGGAGTTCCTGGCCGACAGCAACATCGACGTCATCGGCTTCCTCGGCCAGCAGGCCGGCAACGCCATCGGCTACAAGGTCAACGACCGGCTCACGCTGGGCACCGCCGCGACCCCCGAGCCCAACGGCATCGTGGTCGCCTCCAGCGCTGGCAAGACCGGTGGCACCGCCACCGCGACCGCCGGCACCGGCCACTTCACCGCCGACGACCTCATCGACCTGGTCTACTCCCTCGACGGTGCAGCTCGCCGCCTCCCCGGCTTCGGCATCATGGCGAACGGCTCCAGCATCGGCGCCATGCGCAAGCTGAAGACCAGCAACGGCGACTACGTGTACATCCCGACGATCCAGCCGGGACAGGCCGATACCCTGCTGGGGTATCCGCTGATCGAGAATCCAGCGATGGCGTCGGTCGGCTCTGCGGCTAAGTCCGTGCTCGCGGGTCACTTCCCGTCGTACTACGTCCGCACCGTGGGCGGCATTGACGTCGCCCGCTCGGATGACTTCGCCTTCAACACCGGCCAGGTCACCCTCCGCTTCCAGATCCGCGTCGACGGCAACCTGCCGCAGACGTCCCACGTCAAGCACTTCGTGGGCGGCACCGCCTGATCTGAGGCACCCCAGACGTGACAGGCCCCGCCTTTGCGCAGGGGGGCGGGGCCTGTCACACCCCCTGCGCACCCCAAGGAGAAACGGTGGCCCATGCCACGAAAGACAAGCGAACCCGTAACGCGGCACGTTCTGGGAACCCCGCTCGACGTGCCGCCGCCCGAGCGGGAGATCCTGCTGCGCCTCGGACTGATCGTTCAAGAATCCTTGTCGCCTCAAATGCCCCGTTCGTCAGCACGGGCTACGGCGAACAAACGCAGCAGCTCACGCGCCGGCTCAAGCAAGCCGGGCACGAAGTAGCAGTCGCCTGCAACTACGGCCTCGAAGGCTCCATGATGGAGTGGGAAGGCATCCCGCTCTACCCTCGCGGCCTCGACGTCTACTCCAACGACGTCATCCCCGCTTACGCGATGGACTTTGGCCGACCCACCGGGCGCCAGGCGCTCGTCATCACCTTGTTTGACTGCTGGGTCTTCAAGGGCGGCGGTTGGGACGTTGTTGAACGCGTCGCCTCCTGGGTCCCGATTGACCATTTTCCGGCGCCCGTGCCAGTCATCCAATGGCTGTCCCGCCCGAATGTCACGCCGATTGCGATGAGCAAGTTCGGCAAGGACGCCATTGAGCGCCACGACATCGAGACCCTGTACGTCCCGCACGCCATTGACACGACCGTGTTCAAGCCGACCGAGTTGATGCAGGGCAGCGACGGCGCCGTGCCGGCACGGCAATGGATGGGCGTCCCCGACGACGCTTGGTGCATCACCATGATTTCGGCGAACAAAGGACAAGTAGACCGCAAGTCCTTCGCTGAATCGTTTCTCGCCGCCGGCATGTTCATGCAGCAGCACCCAGACGTCTGGCTCTATCTGCACACCGAGCCCAGTCCCGCGATGACCGGCCTTGACCTGCGGGCCTTGATGGCTGCGACGGGCGTGCCCGGCGATCGAGTCGCCATCGTCGATTCCTACTCGTACCGCATGGGCGTGCCGAAGGAAGCCCTAGCGGCGATCTACACCGCCTCGGACGTGCTGCTCCAGCCCAGCCGAGGCGAGGGCTTCGGCATCCCCGCCATTGAGGCCCAGGCGTGCGGAACACCCGTGATCGTCTCCAACGCCACCGCCCAACCTGAGCTGGTCGGCGATGGCTGGCTGGTTGACGTCCAACCGACTTGGGACGTCGCTCAAGGCTGCTGGTTCTTCACCCCGCTAGTGCCGTCCATCGTTGACAGCCTTGAGGCCGCCTACGCCCGAGGCCGGGGCCGATCCCAGCAGGCCATTGACTTCGCCGCCACCTACGACGCCGACGTCGTGTTCGACAAATACTGGCGGCCAGCGCTGGAGTTCCTGCTATGACCGCCGTCATCACAGGCGGCCTTGGCTTTATCGGCTCGCACCTTGCTGACCGCTGCCTTGCCGAAGGCATGGACGTCCTTGTCATTGACGATTGCCGCTCAACGCGCCAGCGCGCGACTGAGCTGTGGCCGAGCGACAGCCGGGTCAAGTTCCTCATGGCCGACTGCCGCACCGTTGTCCCGCAGGACCGCGCCGACGTCGTCTTCCACCTAGCCTCCCCCGTCGGCCCTGTCGGCGTACTCAACCGCGCCGGCTACATCACTCCTGAAGTTATTGACGGCTCGCGCGCAGCTGCCAGATGGGCGATGCGCGACAGCGTCCCCATGATCGACGTATCCACCTCAGAGATTTACGGCGGCGGGGACCAAGGCCTTTGCGCCGAGTCCATGCCTCGCATTGTGGAGGCTGGCGCATGGGCGCGGCTGGAGTACCAGACCGCCAAACTCGCCGCCGAGGTGATGCTCCAAAACACCGCCGACCTAGACGTGCGGATCATCCGCCCGTTCAACGTCGCCGGTCCCCGCCAATCTCCCGCTGGCGGATTCGTCCTGCCTCGCATGGTGCAGCAGGCCCTCACCGGCAAGCCCATCACCGTCTACACGCCGGGCACGCAGCGCCGCGCGTTGACGCACGTCCTCGACATCGTGGACGGCATTTGGCTGGCCTGGCGTAAAGGCGAGACCAACCGCGACTACAACCTCGGCAACCCTGGAAACACCTGCTCAATGATGTCGCTGGCCCACGAGGTCGCCGACTATGTCGGTGGCGCGGAGGTCACAGTCGTTGACCCGGTCGGCCTGCACGGTGAGCAGTTCAAGGAAGCGGCGGAGAAGTTCCCTGACGCGACGCGAGCGATAACTGAGCTGGGCTGGCACCCGACCCGGTCCCGCCAGCAGATCATCGCCGACACGGTGGAATGGTCCCGATGATCCCGGTCCTCGGTGTGCCGATCCTGAACCGCGCCGACCTGGCCGAGCAGATGCTTGAGTCCGTTGACGTTGACACGGCAGAAACGCTGGTGATTCTCAACGGCGACCCTGACGGCACGCGGGCGATGCTGAGGGGCCGCCTGGTCAGCTACATTGACCCGGGCTTCAACCTCGGGGTCGCGGCGTCATGGAATTTCATTATTCGCGCGAGGCCTGCCGCCCCGTGGTGGCTCATCGTCAACGCCGACATTGAGTTTGCCCCTGGCGACCTTGGCCATCTATGCGAGGCAATGGACGTTACCGAGCCGCGGCTGGCGTGCCTGTACGAGTTCGGCGCGTTCGGGATTAACCAGGCCGCTGTGGATGAGGTCGGCTGGTTCGACGAAAATTTCCATCCGATCTATTTTGAGGACAATGACTACCGCCGCCGCTGCCTGCTGGCAGGCGTGCCAGTTGTCAACCTCTTGAGCGGCACGAAGCACGACAATTCGGCGACGATTGCCAGCGGCTACGCCGCACATAATCAGCGCACATTTCCCAGGAACCAGGCCTATTACATCCACAAATGGGGCGGGCCTCCTGGCTACGAGACCGTGACTGCCCCCACAACGCCCGTGCTGGACCGTACACGGCTTGTCAATAACGCCTGGACATAGGAGAACCCCGTGGCAATTGCTAACGGCTACGCGACTCTGGCGCAGATCAAGAGCGCGCTGCGCATCGCCTCCGGCGACGCCACCGACGACGCCCTCCTCGAAATGGCCGTCGAGTCCGCCTCCCGCCTCATCGACGCCTACTGCGGCCGCAACTTCATCCTCGCCGGCACGGCAACCCGCTACTACAACACCGACAACCCCTACGTCGTCCAGATCGACGACGCACGCTCCATCACCGCCGTGGAAACCTCAACCGGCCTTGACGGGGTCTACGACACCGCCTGGACCATCGGCACCGCCGGAGGCGAAGGCGACGCCCAGCCCGAGCCGATCAACGATTACCTCGGCGGCGTCGTCTGGCCCTACACCCGCATTCGGGCTATCGGCGACTACACGTTCCCGACAGGCGCGGAAAACTCCATCAAGGTCACGGCAGTCTTCGGCTGGCCCAACATCCCGGTCACCGTGACGCAGGCAACCATCTTGCAGTCTTCCAGAATCTTTACCCGACTCCAGTCCCCGCTTGGCGTGGCCGGCTTTGGAGACATGGGCATCATGCGCGTCAGCCGCGGCCTGGACCCCGACGTCGTGCAGCTCGTCGAGGGCTACCGTCGAGTCAACGGTGTCGCATGACCGCGCTCACCGACCTACGCACCGGACTAGCCAACCGCCTCGCCACCATCAGCGGGCTGCGCTCCTCGTCCTACATCCCCGACAACCCGCAGCCACCGGTCGCCATCGTCATGCCAGGCCGCATCACCTACGACACGGCATTCGGGCGCGGGTCCGACGAATACCAGTTCACTATCATGCTCATCGTCGGCCGCGTAGCCGACCGGGCATCACAGACCAACCTCGACGCCTACTGCGCCTCAAGTGGTAGCGCGTCGGTGAAGGCGGCAATCGAAGGCGACCGCTCCCTCGGAGGCAAAGCCTTGGACTGCCGAGTAACCGAAATGACTAACCAGGGCTCGCTCGCCATTGGGGACGTCACCTACCACACGGCCGAATTCTCGGTCACCGTCATTGCCGCCGGCTAAGGAGAAACAAGAAATGGCAAAGTTCATTGGCAAGGCACTTCGGGTGAAGGTCGGCGGGACCGAGCTCACCTCGAACATCGCAAGCGTCGAGGTCACCGAGACTGTCGACGAGATTGAGACCACCGCGTTCGGCTCTGCGGCTCGCAGCCGTATCGCCGGCCTCAAGGACGCCTCAGTCACCATCAGCTTCCACCAGGACTATGACAGCAACAAGGTGTCAGCGACCCTTGGCACCATCTTCGGCGGCACCGCTGACGTCGTCGTCCTCGCGGGCACCGCGACCACCCAGGGCACCGCGGCAGCCACCGCGCCCATGTTCACCATCCCATGCTTGGTGTCGCAACAGACGCCTGTTTCGGGACAGGTTGGCGATCTCACGACGTTCGACGTGACGTGGCCCGCGGTCGGCGAGATCACCAAGTCCACCTCGGGCACCTTCTCCGCCTAAACTTAGGAGTCACCTTGCGCATCGCATTTCAGATCACCTACGCCGACGGCACGGCGGCCGAGGCTACGGCCTCGGTCGCCGACCAGGTGGCCTTCGAGCAGGCCAACGACCGCAGCATCGCCCGACTCGGCGACGACTTCCGACTGACTGACGCCTGCTGGCTCGCGTGGCACGCACTCAAGCGCACCAGCAAGACAAGCGCAAACTTCGACGCCTGGCTTGAATCGGTCGACAACGTCGAGATTGGCGAGTCCAAGATCGTCCCTTTGGAGGAGACGACAACGCCCATTGGCTCATAGTCCATCTGGCCTACGAGTACGGGCTGTCACCGTCGCAAGTCATGGCCGAGTCTGACCGAATGCTTTTCACCATGTCGAAGTACTTGACGTGGCGCGCGCAAGAAAGCCAGCGAAGGAGCTGACGTGGCCGAACTGAGTGTCCGCGTCGTCGGGGCCGATCAGGCAATTAGGGCACTCCGCACTATGGAGCCAGAAACAGCCCGCCAAATCGGGCGTGAGATTTCAAGTGTTGGCGCTAGCCTAGCGGCGTACATTCGATCTAACGCCCCCACGTCACCACCCATGAGTGGCTGGCGTGAGGTGTCAGCAACTCGTGGCCGCACTCGCGGCGGCGCTGGGTGGCCTGCTTGGGCCCCCATTGGAGCTACTTCAGCTCGCCGGGGCACATCTGTCACGGTTACGAGCACAGGCGCGGTAGCGGCCATCTACGAATCCGCTGGCAAAATAAATCCGAATGGCGTGTCAACGCACCCTGATGGCGGACAGTTCATTCGCAACCTAAGTCGGTACGGCGCACTCACGACATCGGGCAAGCGTCCCCGCCGCGGACGCCTCGTTGGCAAGGCAATTGTTGAGCAATACCCCGAAGCGCTCCGAAAGATCCAAGCCGCGTGCGATCGAGCCGTTGATGCAGTAAATCGGAGGATGCCGTCATGGCGCTAACGCAAGGATCAGGCAAAGGCATCCAAGTCATTGTAGGGACCACCTACAACGACAAAGACCTCAAGCGCCTACAAAGGGACCTAAACCGGGCCGGAATTCAAGCAAAGAAGACCCAAGGCCCTATGGCCCAATTGGCCGCCGGCTTCCGCAAGCAGCTCACCCCAAGCCTTATGCTGGCCGGCGCGGCTGCCGCAGCGTTCGCCATCAAACTCGGCGTCGACGCAGTCAAGGCGGCAGCCGAGGAGGAGAAGGCGCTCAACGCGCTGCAACAGGCCTTGACCAATGCCGGCGATGCAATGGCGATGGATCAGGTTGAGACCTTCATTCTCGGCATGCAGCGGACGACAGGCGTCGCTGACGGCGAACTTCGCCCAGCGATGATTACGCTCGTCAACGCTACACAGGACGCGACCGACGCCCAAAACCTTCTGAGCCTCGCACTCGACGTCAGCGCTGGCTCTGGCCGGGATCTGCGCACTATCACCGAGGCTTTGTCCAAGGCGGCCATCGGCCAGACCACGGCGCTTCGCCGCCTCGGTGTTCCCCTGTCGGACGCGGCCGTCAAGTCCAAAGACCTTGACGTCATCACGCGCGAACTGTCGCAGACATTCCGTGGTCAGGCAGCGCGCGCCGGGCAGACCTTCCAAGGCCGAGTCAACCGCATCTCAGCGGCCTTGGGTGACATGCAAGAGGCCTTGGGCAAAGGTTTCATCGACGCCTTCGGCGAAGGTGAAGACGGCGTCCAAGACCTCATCCAAGCCATTGAGGACTTGCAGCCCGTCGTTGAAAGCATCGGCGGATTCATCGGTGAACAAGCGGCAGGCTTTGCTGATCTGACTTACTTGATCGGCCAGGCGGCCGGGGCAATGGGTCTGTTCGGTGACGAATCCGGCGACTCGGCCGGCGCCATGCAAGAACACGTTGATGTCCTAGCCGACTTCGCTTTCGGTGTCGGCGGCATCCTGCCCATGATCTCCAAGATTCGCGGCGAAATGGAGGAAGCGGGCATAATCACCGAGTCGGCTGCCGAGCAGCATGACGACTATCGGGATGCCTTGGTCCGCGCCAGCGACGCAGCCCGTGGGGCTGTCAAGGATGTCAACGCGCTCGGCCAAGAGACTACTGAGTCGGCGGAAGCCGCTGAGGAAGCAGCCGAAAAGTTTGACCTGTTTGCGGCCGCCATCAACAAGACCGAGCAGGTCGTTGATTTTCGCCAAGCCATTGACGAGGTCGGCAAAGCGTTCAAGCGCACCAACGTGCCAGTCAACATTTTCGGCGAAAAGGGCAAGGACAACTTCGACCTGCTGCTTGATCTGGTCAAGGAAACTGCCGCCTATTCGGACGCGCAAACCACGCTGGCTGGTCGCGCGTCGGTGGCATCTCAAGGCTTGAGCGAACTTGAGGACGCATTCAAGAACGCGAAGATGGACCCCGGCACTCGCGCGTTATTGCTTGAGCCTTTCCAGGCTTTGATTGCAGACCTTGATGAACTTGGCGTCGACGTGAGTGGATTGCAGCAGCAGCTTGACCGGCTGCGCGGCAAGGACATCACGATCACGACCCGATTCAACTTCCCTGACGGTCGACCTCCAGGTGGCTGGCCCAAGGAATGGTACGGAGCCAAGGGCGGCATGGTGCCCCAGTTCTTCGCCGGTGGGGGCATGTCCCGAGGCATAGACACGGTCCCCGCGATGCTCGCGCCGGGCGAGTTCGTGATGCGTCGGTCAGCCGTGCAGCAGTTCGGCGCCGACTTGTTCTCGCAGCTCAACCGCGGCATCAACCCGCTGGCCGGCATGTCTCCCACCGGTGCAGGCCGCGGTGGCGGCTTCCAAATCGGCACCATCAACGTCATGTCCGCTCCCGGCGAGCGCGCTGAAACGTCCCTCCCCCGCGCCTTGAGGCGCGCTTCCTTCCTGGCAGGCGTCAATGGCTGAGTCCTACAAGATCGGCGCAACCGACGTCACCACCTACCTGACCCACCTCCAGGTCATCGACGGCAACATTGGCGTGCCGCCGCTGCGGCAGGACGACTACACCGTGCCGGGCCGCACCGGCGCCATCGCCGCTACCCCCTGGTGGGGCCCAAGGGTGGTCACGTTCGGCGGCATCATCGCTGGCACGACCAGGGCCGCCATGCAGGCAAACCTCAAGTCACTCGCGTCGCTGGTGCTCAATGGTGGGGACACGTTCACGATGTCTCGCACGCTGGACACTACGGGCACGCCCACGACGGTGACGCACACGGCCACGGCCCGCTACCTCGGCGGCCTCGAGTCCAGCGAGCAGCTGTCCAACCGGGTCGCCCGCGTCGCCTTCGACGTCATGCTCATGGACGGCTATTGGTACGAGGCCGCCTACACGTCGGGCACCGCGCTTGCCGGGACGTCCGTAGTCAATGTCGTCGGCGACGCCCCCACCCAAGACGTCAACCTCACCTACTCCATCGGCGCCGGCTCGCAGCGCATCACCAACCAGGCCTACCCCGGCCTATCTCGGCTGACCCTGAAGCCCGGCAACAACACCCTCGTTG